TCCCACCTTCCAAAATGTAGGCATAGGCAGCCTGGGCTCTTTCCTCTACGCGATGGGCTGCACCCTTGCCCTTGCGCCACCGCTTCGACTCATCATCAGCAACGCTGGTCTTTCTTTCTTCGTTGTTGTTATCGACCACGGGCTACAAATCGGGAACCTTCCCTAATACTAACCGGCCCGCTCCAGCTCGCTAGGCGCTGGGCTTGACACAAACCGCCCACACTGTGCTACAATTTCAATGTTCAACCAAAGAGGAGAGCCCACCCATGGCAACCCTGACTGAACTACTCACAAAAGCCGACTCTCATTGGGTCCGCAAAGACTGGGCACGACCCCAGAACGATTGCATCGATGACATCATCGAACGCTTCGATGACTGTCCCGAAGGCTTGCAAGACTTTGACCACTCCGACTGGGTCAATCTCTGCGAGTGTTACACGCACCAGCTCTTAGACCGCTGGAACAAACAAGAAGAGTCAGTAATGGCACTCTTCAATGAGTACTGCGAAGCGATAGGCGCAACCTCAACGATCCACGCTCTTGAAGGAGAGGCAGACGGATTCGAAGACGGCGACGACATGAACGCGGCCATTGTGAATCACGCGATGACGTGGGCAGCGCGCCAGCTCGCAGACGAGGTTTACTCCGATCGTTGAATCGTCCAACTTTCCAGAAAATCCAGTTTTGTTCCACCCATGAACTACGCCACACAAACCGAACAGCTCCACACCTTTGCCGACGTTCCCCGCGTCACCATCACCCGGCATCTCATCACCGGACACAGTGAATGGGAGAGCACAGAGAAGACCACGGTCCAGGTTGCAGGCGAACACGATGTAATCCCTGCGGCTGTTGAGACTTTCCTCTCAGGTCTCCATGAATCCGGTTATCGCTCCAGGGAAGACGTTGAGCTTCTGAAGCGCTTCGCCGGCGCGATGGGTCTTGAGTACACCGAAACTTCGGGGCTTAAGTAATGGCGTCCCAGGTAGAAATCCAGCATCGCCTTAGCTACGCGCGGGCGATGCTTGAACGGGGCATCCCCGTCGCATCGCTGGCAACCATGATCAGCGCGCGCTACTTCGTTTCACGCTCCACCGCCTATAGCGACATCACTGCGGCCGAACAGGAGATCCAGGTTTCCGATGACGGTCCAGCTGATGACGAGAGCCCTTGCGATCCCACCGCAGTGCTGGCAATGCTCCAGCACCGCTTAGACCTTGCCATCGCTAAAGGCAATGACCAGCAAGTGTGCCAGCTCATTAAGGCGATCGATACCGCCAAAAAATGGCAGGGCTACAACTCCGACTCCGTTTCTCCCTTCGCATGAACTACCCCGACATTGACGACGCTCCACTCCCCTTCGAGCTTTACACCGAAGAGGAACTAGAGCAGATGGCCATCGAACAGGAGCAAGACGACTGGGAACGCTCCATCCCTTCACCCGCAGACCGCAATCCGAGGCTCAAATGATCGACCACGTTCAGAAATACGCTCCAGGGCTTGTCTCCCTTGCGGAACGACTGGAGCCTCACGACTGCGTTATCTGCAGCTATAGCGCCGGGCCGCAGGGCAACGGTGGCGGAGCTTGGGGAAACGTTCCACACATCGTGATTCAGCCTGAGTCGCTCTACGGCGAAGATCCCTGTTTCGTAGCCATCTACGGAGAGCACAACTGCACAGTTCACAGTCAGTACGGCGAGGAGTACTCCGTAACGTTCCAGGGGCTTCTGGACTACTTAGCGCAGCTGCCTCGCCCGCTTTGGAGCTTTGCAGAATGAAACTAAGCCGATTCACGCTCCAGGAGCTTCACTTACTTGCCGACTCCCTTTACTGGGAGTTTGCGGTCTTCGAGAAAAGTGGGTGGGCCGATTCAGCACGTGCCAGGCAAATGGCAAAGCTTCAGGAGAAAATCCACGCATACATTGATCAACAGTACGGAGTTAGCCAGGCATGACAAAGATCGAAACGCTCCAGGCAAATGCCAAGCCTTCGTGGCAACCACAAGAGGTGAGACTCGTGTATCTCACCTATATATCGAACATGTTGGGGACAATGCGCTGTCAAACGTTGGCAGCGTCCTTGAATGAAGCCGTGACACGCGCCAGGAGAAAGTACGGACCAGGGGATCTCAGCTCTTGGGGCACAAGAAAGCTCCCCATTGTTGGGGGCATGGTTGGCGGCGGTGAGTTTCTACGCGGCAAACGTGACATCGATTTTCAAGACGACGTATCCCGGATTTACCCATGACAAAACGTTCCATGCCTTACTACTTCAAAGAAAACGGTTGGACGATCAACCTCACAGCTGAGCAGTACAAATCGCTTCGGGCAGGTTTCGAAGAACGTGCCAGGGATGGTGATGCTGAAGCGTGCCGCCGCTTGAAGGGTTTCGGTCCAGCTCCTCAGGCATAGGGCCAGCAAAGCGTCGTGTCGCCCAGCCATACGTCTTCATCGTTGATGTCAATAGGCCGGGCGGCGACGTACTCGCGAAACAGCTGCTTAAGACGTTCCAGGCTTATCCCTAGGTCCATTGCTTGTAGGGCCACGTTGGTCTGTCCCTTGTAGAGACGGTCTAGGGCTTCTTCTAGTTCTTGAGGGCTTGCTGGGCGTTCCAGATGTCCATTCTCTCTAGCCATTGACACTCCGCCCCACGTAATTCTAACTCACTAAGCAAGCGGACTTGCGGTGCTCCGCTACGCCGTGCCACCACAATGGCTCCCGTCTTCGGCTTAATCCCAGTCAGGGTCTGGAGTCCCAGCGAATACGCTCCAGCCTGGCAGATGTAATTCGCCAGCATGTCTTCGCTTCGTGCATTCACGCTGGTTTTCCAGTCCGCGATGCATAACGCGCCGTCTACGTCCAAGAGAGCGTCGGCCGTTCCAGCCCAACCTCGTGGGTCATGTACGGAAAACTCAATGGCGTGAATGGCGGTTACGTTCTCTCCGATCCAAGTCCGTAGACCTCGGGCGTAGCCAGAGGCGCTCCAGGAGACCCTAGGAGCCCCCTGAATGGCTTTTTCGATGGCCCAGGTAGTGATTCCCTTGGGGGCACGTTCCAGGCCGTCATCTCCAGTCCTCCAGCTTCCTCGCTTGTTAGCGCTATTACGCGCGAGTTTCGCTGCTGTCTTGAGGACGTACTCCGCGTGATCGTGAGCCAGAGTCCCGCGCTGGCAGGCAATATCACGCTCCAGGGCAGAGCCTGGTTTTTGAATCCATCTATCCAGTGCATCTTTTTGCCATTGCGGTGAGGTTTCTTTGAGGATGTGGGTAACTGAGGCGTAGGTGTTGCCTAGTTCGTCTCGGTAAACGCGATGCGGGCCGGAGTCATCACGGACCAGGCTCCAGCGGCGGAGTCCAGCAAGGGCGTTTTGTGTGTCAGCGGGCATCAGCTAGTTCGGCTTCACGTGCCAACCAGGCACTCTGTAATTGATGGGCTTTTGGCTCAATTAAATGCATTGAACTGACCACCCCAGTGAAGTCTCCCACTGAAATGCAGATGCAGCCATCTTCGAGAACTGTTGTGACTACTTCAGGCATGGCCCGTTCCAGGTGATCGCTCATTGCTTGCTCAGGCGCAGAAGTGATTTATGGCCTCTTGTAGCTCTCTTTCATGAGCGCGCAAAAAATCTTGCTCATAACAGGCAACAGCGCAGCGGCGACCGCCCACTAATTGATCCTGAGTTTTTGGATCTCTGCCGTTTTCATTTTTGTAGACCGCCTTAACCTGCTTGCCGATTTTTGTAGCCACTGAGGTCGCTTTATGCGAGGGACAGCCCAGCTCAATCAACTTCTCTGACAGCGTCAGCTCCTTGGCGGGTTCAAGTGCAAGAGCAGTGCCGCCTGCTGATTTCATTGCGGTGTTGAGCACGACATCGCGCAGCAACATCTGAGCCCGCTCGTCTACTCCGCCAAGACGTTCCAGTAGTTGGATGCTGCGGTCAACGGTGTCCAGCACCGTGGGCGCGAGAACAGGTTGAGTGTCCCGCACTTGGGACACTTGCTCCAAAAACCAGCCGTCCATCCAAACCGCAAATTGTGGAGACAGCCATCGAGCGAGATCAACAGCGACCCGCTCGTGAACCCATGTGCCTTGAGCTTCGCCACCCCGGACTGAGATGACTAATCCGGTTGGACCCGTTATTGGTTTTCCAATATCGGTCGAAAGCGCCATCAGATAACTGGTCGCCCGATCGGTTTGCCAGTAGTTGCTCCAAAGCTTGCCGTTGGCCTTACACATGGCCGTGGCGTCCACGTAACCGTCAGTCGTTCGGCGGGGGATTGGAGTGCCGTTCCAGGAGCGGGTTTGAAGCTGTCCGTACATCGGCTTCCTCGCAGTCCTCAAACTATACCTCTATTACAGAGATTTAGCTTGTATGACATTCTTATCAAGATCCAATGTCCCAAGGTTGTTGATAAT